CCTGCTCGGCCGCTTCCTGCTTCAGCGTGGTGAGCGATGCATCCATCTTCAGGATTGAGCCTTGCGGTTCCTTCACTGGGTCGACCCAGCCGCGCGCCGGCCCGAGCCACGAGCAGCCCGCGTAAGCAGTCGCTGCCTCGATGAAGTCTGGCGCGCCGGCCGGCAGGGGCAACTCATCGTTCTCCATCGATTCGCGAAGCCAGACCGCATACATTGGTGTCGCGGTGCCGCCCGAAAATTCCAGGCGCCGGCGCACGAGGGTCTTCCAGCTTTCCAGCAGGCCACTCCGGGCGCTTGAGTAGGTCGTGCGCGTCCAGTCCTGCGTGACCTGTTCCAGGGAGACGCCGAGCGCGGACGCGACGCACCCCTGCATCTCGTGCACGAACTCGGTGAAGCCGTTATGAGGGTGATCCGAGGTGAGTGCCTTGATGTCCTCCCCCGGAGCCAGCGCCGGCACGCGCACCCCGTTGAACATCGCCGGCCGCTCGTCGTTCCATTCCTTGCGCAGGCCCTGATAGAACTTGAGTTCGTGGTCGCCGGCGATTGCATCCTGCACTTCGGCCGGGTCGTATGGGCTGGTGATGTACGTGCCGATCGACGCGGCGAGGGCCGCAGCCTGCAGCTCGATGCCGTAGTAGCGCGCGAGCATCTTTGCGTGCGCAAGGACGGGAACGAACACACCGATGCCGCGGTTCTGGCCCGCTCGATCGCGCTCGAAGTCATGGATCACGCGTCGCCAGCCGTCATCGTCCTCCGCGATCACGCGCTCCCACTCCATGCTCTCGACGCCGTTGTACCAATCGTTCTGGTGAGCTTTGCGGATGTGGTAAGCGAGCGGCACGCCGACGTCGTCGATTTCCACGCCGCCGCGCAGATGCTTCGTGTCGACCATCTGCATGGGGTTCGACAGCCGGTCCGGATCCACGATGAGGAACGCGGTCGCATACTGCGCGGCTCCGCGGCCGATGCGTTCAGGCATCCAGTGGTTGACGATCAGATCTTCGCCGTCGATCAGCTTGTGGCGCAGCGCGAGGCGCAGCTGCTGCGAAACGGTCAGCTGACGCGACACGTCGTTGTAGTGGCCCAAGTCATTGGAGAACAGGCGCCAGCGCGCCTCGACCGCACTCGCGAATTCCTTCGCCCATTGGATATCGAACGCAGCGCCGCTGATGAGCCGCAGCGCGCGGTAGTCCGGCATCGCGGACAACCGCAGCGACGCACCCACCGTGTTATCGAGAATCCGTGTGATCGCGCCGCTCGAGCGGCCATCGTTGCGCACCTGATCGCGCGACCGCGCGACCATGCGATCGCGGAACTGCGTGATCTCCGCGTCGGGTGATCTGATCCAGGGCAACCAGTTGCCCATCTCCTGGGTCTGCCAGGCGGCTGCCTGGTACGGAAAGAACGAGCGGCCGACGCCGGTGGTCAGCGGCATGCCGTTGGGATACTCGCCGCGCGCGCGCCGGATCGGATTGCCCTGGGCGTCGACGATCCTGAGTTCGTTGCCCATATCAGTAGTACGGCATCATCGGGCGGCGGCGCTTGATGCGCACGCCAGGGTTGAGTGCCTGCTGCAACTCGGCGATCAACAGCCGCAGGTTCGCCATGTCCGTCTGCTGGAACGTCGCGCTGCGCGACCCACCGCCCTGCGCGTACGAAACGTTCACCACCTTCTTCCCCGTCCGCAGATCGATATAGGCCTGCTGTGCGGCGCTGATCGCGGCCATGAGCTGCTGATCAGTCATGCCGTAGTACGGCGAGCTGATATCGGTTGTGGCCATAGGATTAACGGAAGCGGTGAACAGCGGATTTCGGGTTCTTCGGCGCAGTGCCGTCAGGTGTCGGCGTCGCGCTCGGCGTCGGCGGCGGCGTAGCCTTGGCTGCAGCGGCCGCTACGAGCGTCGTGTTTTTGTCCCACGGTGCAGCGAATGACGGCGGCCTCGTCCAGTCGATCTGCGAGAGGCCGTGCAGGTGCGCCATAACGTGCGTGAGCACCATCAAATCGAGCGCCTCATTGCGACGCGACTTCACGGCCTTTTCCCACCGCCCGTTCTTCAGCCGGATCTCGGCCGTCAGCTGCTCGAACCAGACGTGAGGTTGTTCGGGAGATCGAAGCGCATGCGGGAAATGCACGTACCAGCTGCCGAGATCAGCCTTCTGCAACTGTCCGGCGAGGTCGTCCTTGAAGCTATTCGGGTTGAACCGCGCGACCGGCACCGTGCCGCCGGCGGCCGCGCGGTTCGATTTGCGCGCGGTGTCCGGATACGTCACCAGCAGCCGCTGGGCGGTCAGCGCGCTCGCGCCTTTCGTTGGCAGCACACTCCAGGCGTCGCGACCGGCGATCTTGCCGAAAAGCCGCACGATGCCGTCCTGCTTGCGCCAGCGGTGCCACGCGGCGTAGGCCTGCTGCGTGACGCCCGCCTCGCCGCCGCTGTCGAACCCGAACGCGCGTATCGGCATGCGGCGCCCGCTCCCGTCCGCGAGCGGATACGTGCGCTGGATCACATCGAGCAGCAGGTCCCAGTCTTCGGGCGCCGTCGCCGGATCGCCGTTGATGCGCCCCTTCTCGATCACCCAGCTCTCGCCGTCGACTCCCCAGCCGCGCACGAGCCACTCAAAGCGGCCGCCATTGGCGTCGCAGCCTCCGGTCAGGAAACGGACACCCTCCGGCACCACAGCGAGCTTCAGGTCTGCTTCCGCGCGATCGGCCAGCACGTTCGCATCGATCGAACCGACGCCGCGCTTCGGCGCGTACAGGAAACCCCACTGCTTGACGACGACCTGCTTCAGCGTTTTGTCGTCGCCATCAACTTCGAACTCGCGCTCGGCTTTCGCCTTCGCCCGGGCAAGCCCGCCGATGCCGCCGAGGATGAACGGCGACATTGCGCCGACGATCCAGAATCCGGCTGACTTGCGCGCGACCAGCTCGCCGCTCACGACGCCTTCCTGCGAGATCTCCTGGCCGTCTCCGACCCACCCACCGAACGGGGATCGATACGCGGCCAGATTCATCGCGCGACGGTGCCGGTCCTCGATCAGACAACCGTTCACCGGACATATGAGCCGCGCCTTCACCTCGATCTCGTCGAGACTCCAGCCTTCCTCGTAATGCAGCGGCATGAACCGCGCGGCAATCGGCACCGGGCTCGACCACGCGCCGCAATGCGGGCATGGCCAGTACCAGACGCGGCGATCGCTGTCGCCGTACAGCGCCATGACGCCGGATGTCCAGTCGCGTTCGGGGTTCAGCCCGCGCGCCCGGTCCGGGTGGCTCATGGCAAGCAGCATCGACTGCCGCCCGAACGTCTGGCGGCGGACGTCGAGCAGCGCCTTGATGTCGCCGAGGCCCTCGGGATACGCGTCGACCTCGTCGGCGACAATCCGCGGCGCCGATTTGTTGATCAGGTTGTTCTCGTTCGCCGACAGGAATTCAACGCGCATGCTGGCGAAGCGCTTGAAGTGCAACGAGTCGTCGACGGGCCGCGAGCCGAGGCTCATCGCCATCTCTGGATGGCCGTCGATCTGCGTGTTGATCCGGCTCTTGACGAAGGCCTCGAGGCCCGGATCCGTCTGCATGTACCAGAGGAAGTCGCCCGGATCGTTGGCCACCGACTTCAGCAACCAATTCTGACCTACTTCAGTCTTTCCGCTTTGTCCTGGGCCGACCACCACCGTCGTCAGATAGTCCAGCCGCGTGAGCGTTTCCATCGGCCCGACGAGATACGGCGCCTTCTCGTGGTGCCAGCGGCCCACATAGCCACCGCCCTGGTTCGTCAGCCGACGGTGGAGGGACGCGTACTGCGCGACCGTTTCGCGCGCAGGAGGCACGAGCGCGGCGAGCGCCTCGCGCACGATCTGGTACGCGTCAGCGTAGGCGTTCTCAAGCATCTGGGCCCAGCAGCACTTTGAGCTCGTCGACCATCGTCGTACGAAGGTCGTCGGTCAGCTCACGGATCGCGTCCGAGTTCTCCTCGGGCAGCCCGAGCTTTTCGATCACCTGGTCGGCCAGTCGGTCCATCCCCTTGCCGAGGTGCACCAGCATCTTCGTGATCACCTGGCGCATGACCTCTGCCTGCACGAGATCGCCGCGATCGCGCCGCAGCTTGTCCTCGAGGATCTCCGCCTGCACCGCGTCGCGGCGCTGCCGCGCGCTCTGTTCGCCGGTGTGCTCGACAGGCGGAACGCCCGGCGGCGGCACCACCGAGTACTTCGCGCCCGGGTATGGGTTGGACGATGGCTGCGGGTCGCTGCGCTGGTCGATCGGCTCGCGAGACTTCGCCGGGAGCTTGCGCGAACCGCCGTCGAGATAAGCGCGCACCGCGGCGAGGTCGAACGCCCAGCCGCCGGCGCGCGTGCCGCGCTGAGCGATCGGAAAGTTTTCGTCGCTATCGAGGCGCCGGTCGAGCTTCGGACGCGTCCAGCCGAGGGCCTCGCAAAGCGCAGCCTTGCCGATCAGACCGTCGGTTCCGACCGGTGTAACGCCGGCCGCTGTAACGTTGCCGCCCTTCCCCCGAGCTTTTGCGCCGCGTTGCGTTACACCCGCTCTGCCCGACGCCTTCTGCGTTTGAGCCGCGTTGGATGCCGCCATAGCGTGTAACGTGTAACGAGTTTTTTTCGCTCAAAAGAACGGGAGAAACGGGCGCGCGCAATGCCCGCGTGTTTCGCCCGTCCCCGGAAGGACCCTGTAAGGTAGGGGGGTGACCGACCTCCTCCCGGGGGGGTGCCCACCCCCTCGGGAGGGGTCCGGGGCCCCCCAAGGGACCGCACCGGGGCGCCCTGCGCCGGGCCACCCTCAACTCACCGGGCCGTTCTGCGTGCCGCTGCGAGGGCCGCTGACAGGTCGCGGTCGATCCACTGGTCGACGATCTGCTTCGCGCGCTTGCCCCAGTTCAGGTGCTTCTTCACCGGGAGCGCATCGCCGAAACGGATCAGCAGCTTGAGCGCGCCGAGGTGCTTGTCGTACAGGCCACCGCGGGCGGCGCGCTTCTTCCGCACGCCACCATTGCGAGAGACATCTAGGCGTTGCCACACACCGTTGATGCTGCCTTTGGGCGTCTTGACGACGCCGATATAGATGTCCTTGCGGCCGCGCAGCTTCGCCATCACGTTGCGCGGTAGCTGACCATACTGGTTGAGGACGATGTCTTTCGGATTCAGGAGTGCAGATCCGGACAGCACGTGCACGCCCCCGGTCTCGTACGGCTGCAGATACGTTGCCGTGCCGTCCTTCATATAGACGACGGCCGTCGGTGAGCCCTTCTTCGCTCGGCGCACGCCGACCGACTTGCGCGTGAACGGCGTCGGATTCTTGAATGTCTGGACGATGTTCTCGGTCTCGGCCGACGCGACGCGCTGCGCCGTTGCATTGATGCCCTGCGCGACCGCGAATGGCAACTGGCGCCGAATGAAGTCGTCGAGCCCACGTGCGATCGCGTTGGCGTTCGACGAAACGCGGATCGTGATTACGCCGGCCACGCCGCCGACCGAACGCCCGAGTCCGGTTCTTTCGCGAAGAATGGGATCGCCGGGATCTGCAGTGAGTCACGGCCCAAGGGAAACGCCTGCACGGCGATCTCGTTCGTCTCGTCGTCGAACAGACTGATGACCATCGCAACCGTCGGCTTGGCGAAATATGGTGCGCGCACCATCACGGTCTCGCCAAGTCGCGGGAGTGCGACAGCAGTTGCGGTCGCGGCGGCCTTCGACTTTGGTCTGTTCATCCTGTCACCTGGTAAATCGCGCGTCCCTGCCGCACATTCGCCCTACGGAGGATCAGGAAGCGACACATGACGCGCTGCCGGGGTTGCTGTCGGACACTCACCGGCTTGCCCGGGCGCCGTTGACTCGGCACCGGCCGTCGCACCGCTCGAAACTGCAACGAAAAAGCCCCGGTCGGAATCGACTCGGGGCTTTGGAGACACTTATTCACAGTGTCAGATTGGGGCCTATTCTAAGGTCGAAAACCACAGTGTCAAGTAAATTATGGATTCTGCCCGTTGTCCCGCGTCCACGAATACAGCTCGTCGAGCTTCTCAATTCCGCTAACAAGCGCGTCCCTCAGTATCTGGTAGTCCTCGACGTCCATTCCGTCATATCCAGAGATAATTTCTTCGAAAGACCTGACCAAGATGTGCTGATCACCGCTGTCGGTCACATAGACTTCAGCTTTTCCATTCTCGGTCATGAAGTCCAGATGTAGTTCCCCGCGATATTTATCTATCAGTTGACTTACCAAACTGCGTGCGTCTGGAGATCCGTACCTAATTCCATCATGGACGGTGCGCCGAGCCACTTCAACGCAGTACGCTTGATACTTTTCCCTTCCGAGAAGGGTTTCTATCGCGGCATCAATTTGTCGAAAGGAATCAATTGGATGGGTCATGTTCATTCCGTCTTGTTACTATTCGTCCCGATACAGGGTAGAGCTAAAAGAATTTCGTCTGCTTTTTTGCAAACGATCGATGCAAGGCCATCGATAGATGTTGGCACGCTCGTTCCGCCATCTTCTGCATCGGCAACATCTGCTGTTCCACTTCCAGCTACAACGCGCCGACGCGGTGAGGGTTTGATTCGGTGAGGCCTCGGCTGCCCGAGAAACCAAGCTTTGATCAACTTCCAGTGCGCGTCTGCGGTTCCTTCCGCCACTCCACACTTAATGGCCAATGTCTTTAGCTCTGGTTTTGGCAACGACTTCTCGCGGTTCTTGCGATGCTCGAAAATGGCTTTTTCTAGCAGACCGCGGCGCAGTTGATAATGCACGATCCTACCAGAGAGCACTTCCAGAGCCGCTACGTCAAGCGTTTCAATGGCTGCATCGTATTCGGGATTTCTCATATGCCCGGAGCAACATGACGAACGGCATGAGCAGGGCCAGGAGCGTGGCGCATAAAGCACCGCAAGAACGGCCAGTTCCCGCGTGCTCAGAATGCTGAGGAGCCGGCGAATCATGCCTGCCTGTCCCGCTCCATCGTTGCCGCTGAGACCTTTCCCCGTACGCGGACTCGGCGCCGCTAGTCGGTCAACCAGCGAGCGATCTTGCCGCTGCATCGAATAGTTGTAGGCAAAAACGAGGGCGTCTTGCGGCGTCCGGAACAACGTTTCAATGGTCTCGCTCATTTTGTGGCCTTGCTGGGTTGCCGGTTTCTAAGTCGTTTGATTCGCTCGCTCTGAGCGTGGATCATCTCGTTTAGCAGCCAGAGCGCGCCGGCTGAAATCGTAATCGGCTCCTCAGGATGGCCCGCGCGAACCGCGAGCGATGCGTCGCGCAGCGCGTTTTCGACATCCGACTTCGTCGGAGGCAGCCGGCACGCATTCATACATCGCGCTCCATTTCGCCAGATTCGAAGAAGTCCCTGAGCGTTTTTCCGTTCAAGCTGAGCCGCGCGTAGCAGCGGAGGTAGTCGGACTCCAGCCAACTTCCCTTCGATGCCTCGATGTAGCCGCGCTCGTGATCCGGGATGAATGCCTCGACGATCACGCGGTCTGGATCAAGCGAACCGCCAATGTGCTGGATTCGCCGCAAGCGCCGGACTGACGTAACCAGCGGCACGTCATCAACGATACTTGTGACGCGCACTCTGCGCCTTGATCGCACCTCGACAGCGACGCGCATCGGAACGGCAACGGATAGGACCATGGTCATCGTATGTTCTCCTCGGGGCTAAGCTTGCGCGCGCGCACCGGCCGCCAGCGTTCGAGTGCCGCCAGCGTCGCGTCGCGTCGCTGCTCTTTCGTAGGGATCCTCGACTGATCGAGCCAGAAATGACAGGCACCGCAGCCGGGGACGGTGAATTCGTGCGCCGCCTTAATTCCCTTCCCCTTCCCGTGCTGCAATAGGTTCGAATGGCACGGGACGACGTCTGGCGCGGCCCATTCGGGCGCCGTGCACACGCCGGCGATCCGGAGATAGCACGGCTCGTCGCGGCAGGCGGCGAGGTATTTCGAACCCTCGGCCACCGTCGGCTTTTTCACGGCGCGCTTCATTGCCGATCGGCGTTGCGTCGTAGCGCGGTTCGCAAGACTGCTAAATGGCGAACCCGATCTGCGCGTGAAGCCTGTCCGCGTCATCGGAGCCGACCGCTTCACGCGCTCACCTGCTGGGCCAGCGCGGCGAATGGATCGTAATGCCCGCTTCGCACCTTCAGGCGTTTGCGGTAACGCTTCATTCTGGCGGCCGGAACCACCTTTTCCGGTTTCGGGACGTCCGGCAGAGATCCCAGCGACCATCGCGCGACCCAGTCTCCTTCGCCCGCCGCATGTGAGCGCGTCCAGCCGGAGCGATAGAAGCTCGAACCGTGGCCCGCTTTGAGCACCTGTCGGACGCGAGATCCCGACCCAGTGGTGCGCTCCGCAAGCTCCGGAACCGTGAGATTGGGCAACTCGCCGAGCACCCGCCGCATTTCCTCGCTGACCCATGAATAGCCGGTGCGCAGACGCGCGTCGCGCCGCGGCAGTCCGATCTGGCGCCCCATGTCCATCGCCGACCGCCAGCCGCGATTCGGGATGTGTTTCGGCACCAAGCTTTTGAGCGACCCGCGCTCAAACCAGATGTGCCGAAGCGCGGCAAGCTCTTCGTCGTCCCACTCGGCCCGCGTCGTCGGGCGCTGGCCGAGCTGCAGCTTGTTCAGCATGCATTGCACGCCCATCGGCGACCGCAATGGAAACGATTCGGCAATCTGCTCGACGGTCAATTCCGTCGGATGCAGTTTGATCAGAAGCTCTACCTCTTCCGGCGACCACACTTTCGCGCCCATTACACCTCCCGTATATCCCAGTTGCCGCCCTTCGCGCGCCGCACGATCCGCAGCACGAACGGGTATTGCGCGGCCGCCGATTTCAGCTTGACGGCCGCATCCTCTTCCATGAAACCCTTGACCTCGTGCAGCTCGAGCGAGCCGCCAGCTACGATCACCGCGAAGTCCGGCGTGTAAAACGTGCGATCCGCCAGCCGCAGCTTCAAACCTTCGAATCGGAACCAGAGCACGTCACCGACGTGGCGGCGCGCCGCGAGATATTCCGCGTATGCAGCCTCCGTCTTGTTCATGCGGCCGCCGCCGAGCCGGCCGAGCGCGCGATGCGTCGCGCGCGGATCGCCGACCATGCGCGCGAGCGATGCTTCGAGCTCGGGGGCCGTCGTCGACTGGAGGCGTGCGGCAGCGCCAGCGATCGTGTCGCGCACACGAGCAGTCCCGATGCGGTCGCCGTTGATCGCGCTCGCCGGGAGGCGGATTGTTCCCTTGCTCACGATCGCCGAACGCCTCGAACCACGACCGGCTGGCACGCACCGGGGAATTCGGAGCAGTCCGTCATGAGCCGCGGATGCGATGCGAGCGCGTTCGACCAATCGGGGAAGTTCACTTCCGACCAGCGCGCCAGCGCATACGCTTCAATTTCGCTTTCCGGGCGCACGATGAGCGTTCCGTCTGCGGTGATCGTTGCCTTCACGCCGGCACCTCGTCGTGCTGCTCGTCGTGCAACGGCACGCCACCGACCGGAACGAGATACATGTCGCCAATCGCATAAACCGTTATGTCGAACGGAAGGCCGATATCGATTCGAACGGGATCGATTCGCCATTCGATCTCGTTGGCCAACTCACGACAATGCACGACCTTCCCGACCATCGCGCGTAGTGCGTGCGCGCCGACAGCGTCGTTGCTGTCGGGCGGAAGATTTCGCATGACGATCGCGAGATCTCCGGGTTTGCAGTTCATACGTCTCCCTTGTTCGCCGCGCGCCGGCGGCTGTTGACGTGATGTTCAGGTCTCATGATGCGTAGTCGTCCACAGGCATCAGCGCGTCGCCGAACGTGGTGCGCGCGAACTGGTAGAGCTGCGAATCGTTGAAGCGCCGCGCGTCGTTCAGTACAGCTTCGACGGCGCCGCGCTCGCGGGCGGCGTTTGCGACGAGCACGCGGTAGTAGCGCCAGTTTTCGTCCGGCTTGCGCTCCCGCACGCCGAGCTGTTTCCCGCGCGCATCGACACCGTCCATCGTTTCGTGCCACGGCGTGTCGTCGCCGGGCTGCTGCGCGGCCGCGACAGAGACCTCGATCTCCTCCGGCGAGCAGTCCCGCCAGCGCCGGCCTTCGAGGTATCGGATCGGCGTTGGGTCGCCGCCGGTTTTCCAGTGCTGCGTGCGCTTCATCGCCTCGACGTGCGCGACGATCAGGTGCTGGTCGGCTTCGAGGCCGTTCGCGATCCAGTGCGACAGACACGTGCCCCGCGCCTGCTTCCGACCACTCGCCGCCGGCCATGCCTGCCAGAAGCGATCGAAGCCGGGCACATCGCTCTGCGCAGTGGGCGGTTCGCTCGTCGGCGGGTTCACTTCGTCGTTGGGTGGGTGAGCGGTTTTGTCGGTGGCGTCCTCGCTCTCGTGCGCGTCGCTCCCTCCGCACAACTCCTGTAAAACTAAACCCTTCTTGCCTCCGAAATTTCGGGGGGCTTGACCTGGGATTTCGGGGGGCTTGACCTGGGATTTCGGGGGGCTTGACCTGGGATTTCGAGCCCCTCGGTTTTTCAAGGGGCTCGGTTTTTCATACCCCTTGGAAGGGGTAGGGGATTTCGAGGGGCTCGGTTTTTCGGGGTGCTTCGCCTCGTATTCCTTTAGCGACGGCGGGCTGAGCATCACCACATTTCCCTTTGAATCGATCGACTGGACGAGCGTCGAGCCCTCCGGCGCCAACATCTGATAAACGACGATGCTCCGCGTCTCGCCCATGCGCCGGTTCGTTTCCACGAGATAGCCGAGCTGCACCAGCTTCTTGCGCGCCTTGCGAATCGTGTCGATGTGGAGTTCCGTGTCCAGCTCGAGTTCGTCGTTCGTCACCCACGTCTGATAATCCTCGGCCGCGAAATGGGCGTAGCTCTTCAGCACCGCTTTCGCTGCCGAGTCCCCAACCCTTTGGCGCTTCGCCCACATGTGCGCATAACCACTCATCCGCGCCTCCGCATCCAGTGCGTCTTGAGCCCGCGCGCCCACGCGAGCGTGTAGACGATCGAGAGCGCGAACACGCCCCACTGCCCCGCGGTCCACGATGCGTGGAACCAGAACGGCTGAGCTGCCAGACCGCAGAGGCAAGCGAAACGCCGGCGGCCAGCGCGCGCATCCTGCGAAAGGTAGGCGGCGCCGGTACCGAACACACCGATGACGATCTGATCGATCACGCGACGCTCTCCCGTACATGCCGAGGGATTCGTCGCTGCGCGTCGATGCGCTGCTCCCAGTACCGGTAGTACAGATTGCGGTACCAGTGCCCGACCACTGCGTTCGGAATCTTCACGCGACCCCGCACGTGCGGCGCGCGAGCCACGACGATCTCGAAGCCGTCCGGCCGCGTGCTGAAATGATCAACGCGCGTAGGCTTCACGTGCCAAACGCCAGCCCAGCGTGGTGCCCATTCTGGAATGCCGAGCTGCTCGGGCACCACGTAGACAAAACGAGTGACCCAGTCAGGCATGCACACGAGCTTCGGTTTGGAGAGATCCCGGCGCCAGTCGGCGAGCGACACTTTCACCTCGAGCTCGGTCGCGTAATCGGCTTGCGAGACCATCACGAAATCCGCGCGATATTCGTCGAAGCCACCGCGCGGATGGGCGTAGCGGACGTTCGCCTCGGGGATCAGAATGTTGCGTCGGTGATCGACGTGTCGGCGAATCGCGGCCTCGACGAGCCCCGCGTTCATCGCCGCGGCGGCGGTGTCTGTCTTATGCGCGCGCATTGGCGACCGGCTCCTGCTGCGCGACGTTCACGCGATAATGCACAGCCCTGCCGTCGCGCAATTCGACCACCAGGCCGGCCGCGACGAGTTCCGCCAGCTGCTGGCGTGCTCCGCTGCTCGACAACCCGCACATGAAAGCCAGTCGCGCAACCGTGACGCGGCATTCGCGCGTGCTTTGTACGCTGAGATGGGAGAGGCAAAGGAGGACGAGCTTTTGCATTCCGCGCAGCTCGATCTCCCACGCAAGATTGGTCAGATGATGGGACACGCGCCCTCCGAAGGTCTCGCGATTTCCGGGCGCGTCTGCCCGCATCCGCGCATGGTCAGATACCCGCCGCCGAGATCAGCGCGCCGACGAACGCCGACACAAAGCTGATTGCGAAAACCCAGCGGCGTTGGACGAAGGCGCGAACAAGCAGCGCAATCACGAACGCACGCAACAACGCGTCGAGCAAGAGGATCGCGCTCACTGAAGAGTCTCCGAGGTCGTCGCCCGCTCAAGGATCTTCAGGCCCTCCTCGGACAGCGCAAGCCCCTCAGACGGATCGTCCTCGTAGACGAAAACGTACCGGCCGTCTGCCTCTCGGTCGAACACCACACGCCGCCGCGAAGGGGCGACGAACACGGCCCCTTTCCCGCCACGCTTCAAATTCATGCCGCCGCCCGTGTTTGCTCGAACGCCTTCTGGATGTATTCACCGAGAACCTGCGCGCTCAAGCGCTTGTACTCGGCCTTCGCCTTCTCTTCCGCCAGCTCGAGCCACTGCCCGGGGTAATCGCACCCCGTAAACATGCAAAAGAGGAAGACTTTCGACGCAGGGAACGGCCGGCGCCCCGCAATCAGGTCGGCGAAGTGCGGATAGTGGATGCCGCAGTTCGACGCGAGCGTTTTGCGGTCGAAGCGCTTCAGGCCGAGCTCGAGCGCTTTCGCGAGACACTCCTCGAACGTCATCGCTTCAATCTCGGAATCGGGTAGCCTCGCACCTTCTACATACGGCGCAAACAGGCGCATTTCGGTTTGTTTCATAGCCTTCGCGATAGCGAAAAATCATCGTTACCCAGTTGGCTACCCAGTTGATTACCCGGTTAGCCCACGCTGAAAATTTTTTGCATGAACCTCATGCAAAACACCGATACGTCAGCCGCCAGGCAGCTGCAGAGCCGGCACAACACCGTCCGAAACGGCGCGAGCGAAATGCATCAATGTCTCGCTCGCGCGCAGCTCGATGGCCACGCTGAAGCCGACCGAGCCGTCCGAGTGATGCGCGGGCGCACCCTCAGGCACATACACGTCGGCCAAGCCGTCGCGGATCTCCTTCGCGTCATCGAAGATGAAATGCATGACGTCGGCCGCCAGCTCCGGACGGAGGTCGATGACGTCGAGCAACTGGTCGATGACGGAATGCAGCAGCGGGGCTTTCATCTAACTGGCCTCCGCTCCGTTGGGGTGGGGATTCGCTCCCCGTTTAGAATCGGTGGTTCCTACGCCAACCGCTTCTTCACGAAGCCGAATCCCCATGGAAAAATCGAACGAATTTTTTGCCATCGAAAAACGATTGGCCGAAATGGAAGTGCGCGTCACGATGTGCGAAGCCGCTGGGCGCGCGCAAGTGGTGATGACCAAGGCGCTCATCGCCACGCATCCAGATCGGGCGTCTCTGGCCGATGCTTTTCG